GCGTTATTGTTACATGCGCGCCAATCGGAATTACTTGTTGCGGATCTTCTTTTCTTAATTTGAAAACGCCAAAAAGTGCAGTTGTAAATTCCCATTGCTCAGGCGCACCGGGAGCATGCTTTCTAATGGATGGGCGCTCAACAATAACGCCAACTAAAGAGCGGTAGCAAAATAAATCGCCATCTTGGGGCGTAACAGGCAACGCATCCGCGCGCACTGTTACAACCTCGCCCCTATGTTCAAAATTATACATGCTACCGCCCCTTTTATTTTAAGCCGTCAAGCGGCCGTCCAAAACAACCCGTACGTGATCGCTTGTTGCGCTGGAAACTGCAATACAAATTCCAATGGCGCCTGTGCCGGTCTTAGCTGCGCCGCCTGTGCCGCTATAAACCTTATCGCCAACCGCATAAGTATCGGCCTTGGTTGCTTTCACCAAATCAAAAACACCCTCGATAGCGATCTCAACAGCATGATCTTTCACGCCGTCATAAGCTGCAACGCCGGCGAGGTTTCCAACCTTGATCAGATCCCCAGCCTTGCAATCAGCCGGCGCATTAATTGCAACAACGCCGCCCGGTTGAACGTAATTTTTCATCTTAAACCCTTTCCTGTTTTAGCATAAACAACCCTTGCGCCGCTGTTGTTGCCGCGCCTTTCCATTTCAGCCGCCGCCTTTAACAGATCGAGCGGATTGTGGAATTTTGTTCGCTGCATAGCGTCAAGGTTTCTCGCCTCAACCTCTGCAACACCTTCAACCGCTTGCGCGATTAATTTGTTTTTATATTCCTCCCAAATAGGCACCGGCGAGGGGGGTACAGTTGGCGGTTGAGTGTTGCCGCCGCCCGTGCCAGTGCCAGTGCCGCCGCCTGTGCCTGTGCCTGTGCCGCCGCCTGTGGGTGGCTGGGGAATAAGCGCCGCATCCTTTGCCGCCTTAAAAGCATTATAAGCCGCAAGCGCGTCGGATAAATCTTTATCAATCGCAGTATGATCACTTGATCCGTCGGTTTCTGCGGTTTGCGCCCTTTGGCGCGTTGCTGTTGTTGCGCCGTTAGCGCCCTTTACCAAAAGGTTTGCTTGATGGATTGCGTTATCCCAAATTTTCGCATCTTGGGAATAAGCCTCGATTTCATGCAATAGCCTTTCAACCTCTGCAAGGTTGCCGCCTAAATTCGGTAGGTTAGTTTCTGCAAGCAACGCAAGCAATGCAACATGGGCTTGCGCGGCCTTAGTGTGCAACTCAGCCGCTTTAGTTTCCGCAATCTGTAATTGCGCTAGGCCGTCATCGATAACGATCGGCGTATGCGTTTTACCGTCCCACAAATCCATATCGCGGCGCGCAGCTTCCGCATCAGCAACAATAGACGCAAGCCCCTGCTGCATTTTTGTATTCATGTTTTGGGCTTGCAGGATCAGGCCGGCGTCATACTCATTGTGCGTTATAAATTCATTATACAACGCTTCCCATGCGGGCAAATCTTGCTGAAATTTAGCAATTAACCCTTCAGCTAAAGAGGCTTGTCTTTCTGCCTCATCGTGATCGGCTGCAATAAAACCAGGGTTTTTATGGGTGTTATATTCACCGGCAACAAATTGAGCATAGGCATGCGCCGTATCCACGTCGCCGCCGTAATAAGCGGCGTATGCGGTTTGCAGCGCATCGAAAGCAGCTTGTCCAGCCTTAACGGGAACGGGAATACGTTGATCTGCGGCGTCAACAGCATTTTGTATTTTTGGACCCCAAACCGGCAATCCGTTATTGGTCCACCAAATGCCATTAATAAATGCTAGGATCTTAGATCGATCGGATGCCGTTGCTGTGTATTGCTGACCGCCCAGCGCATTCCACTGATCAACTATCTCTTGATGCAGCCTTTCCATTTCGTCGCGGGCATTAAATAACTCGCCGCGCAATCTTTCAAAATCCGCGCGCGTTGTTGCGCTATTAATTTGATTAATCAGACCAGTTAAAGTGCCGGCAATGGTCGAAACCTTGCCCCTATTGGTGTCTGTATTAGCTGCAATTTGAACCGCTGTTAAAGCCATAGCCGCCCCCGATAAGGTTGACGCCGGGATTTTTCCCGGCGCCACTGATTAAATTAAGGCTTGCCGGCGTTGCGATACCAGCCGCGATAGTCCACGAAAGCGGCCGCAAAATCGAGGCGTACCTTAAACTGTACACCGTCAATTTCGAAACCGACCTTGCTGTCGATCTGTGGCCCCTCTTGGCCGCTCAGATAGCAGTATTCGAGGCCGTCAACATCGCCGGCGACAACATACCATTCTTTGCCTAGGCGCGCGTCAACGATCAGCTGCAAGCGATTTGAGAAGGGATTAACGTCCACTTCTTTTGTCGCATAAAGAGAGGCAAGGGCTTTCTCTGCGGCCGTTTCAGAAAGCGGGCCGCAAATAAGATATTTAGGCGTTGCCGATATATGCTCTCCATTAAGGCCCTTAACCTCGCGGATCGCCAGGCGCGCAGCTGCAAGAGCATCAACCGTCACCTCTGTGCCTGTGCCGGCTACGTTTTTATGATCAACGCCAAACACTGGCTTGCCGTCATCCATAACATCATTAGCAGCAAGCAATGACGCCAAATATTTGTTTTCAAAGTTGGCGGCCTCGCGGCCCATGCGCGCGGTTACATCAGCAAAAGCGCCAAGATCATCATTAACCAATGCCTGACGGGTAAAGCCAATGATCCGGCCATACGTTTCCAGCTTGTAGGTTTCCTTAGCAACCGACATTGTGCCGGATTTAAATTCCCCATGCTCATTTACTTTTTCAAGCTCTGGAGCACCTGAAAGTTGAACACGGGAAAGCGGTCTAAAATCTGTTGCAGTTTTCTTACGACCAGCCAAACGGATCCCGCCCGGTGCGTTTTTATAAGCATCGCGCAAAGTGCGGTTAGTTGTTTCAGTAAGCAGAAGCGGAAAGTCGCTAGTCGTATGCAAGGCGCGCTCAAGTGCGCGTTCGCCAGTAATGCCAATCACGCTTTGGCCGCCGACCCGTACGCACTCGCGCGCCATATCAACGATTGAAAGGCCGGCATAATTTTTGCCGATCTCGCTTGGCTCAGTTCCGGCAATACGCGAATAAAGAGCATCAGCCATTGCGGACGCGCGGACCTGTGGATTGTCCAGGGTTGCGTCACTGTGGCCGATCGATGAAACGCGACGATCTGCGCCGCGCGTTTTCATATCTTCGAAAGCCATCTCTCGCACTTCTTCCAGGGAAAATTCCCCATCGATTTTTTCGTCTGCCCAAGCCCGGCCCAAACCAGCTTTATCAGCAATAGCGCGGATCGATCGATTAAGATCCGCCCGATTAATTTCATTGTCCATTTTAACGTCCCTTTCTTTACTTCTAAGACCTGTTGCCGCATCGGCCGGTATTGGCACAAGCGATATTTCAAGCAGTTCCCAATCGATCGCGGTTAAAGTTCGGATCCCGTTTTTTACCGCTTCGCCCCACTTATGGATAACATACCCGCATGAAACGCCGGGCTTTATTCCATCAGTAAGATCAACCGCCACGCGCTCCGCCACGTCGCCTGCTTGCGACAAGCGGACATTAGCGCGGGCCTCGCCATTCTCGATTTTTATTTCGCTTGCGGATCCCAAAAGATTGTTAAGGGAACCGCGCGAATGTGTATCGAGAACCGGCACAGTATCAACCGATCGCAAGCCCTCAAGGCTTAAAACCTCGTTATAAACGCCTTTGCGATCGCGGCGTTTAACAGGCGTTTCGGTTGCAAACGCAACTTGAAAAGATCGCTTTTCCTCATCCCAGGATGAAGGATTAAATTCTGCGGCGCGCGTTTTTACGCTTTGGTTTTGTGTCTTGCTCATCGTCATTATTTTCCTCTTTTTTCTCAGCCGGTGCCTCTGGCTTTGGCGGGCTAAAATCTAAACCCATTGCAGCCGCTTGTTTCCGTTCCTCTGCAATCTCAATATCGAGGTTATCGATATTATATCCGCGCGCCGCGACCGCTTGCCGGCGAGACATAAGCCCGCGATCAATCGCCAATATTTCAGCTTGAACATCCTTTAAAGGATCAACCCAAGAATTTTTAGGCGGCAACCATTCGGCCGCAAAATAGTCCTCTGGATCGCTATCAAAGGTTGGCGCATCAATTCGGCCTGATAATATTTCAGCCGCAACAAAGCGCCGCCAGGCCGGCTCACAAAAATGCCTAACCATAATTTGCCATTGGAATTTTTCAGCGCGGCGTCGAAACTCAATCAAGCCCGCTCTGATCGATGAATAATTAACATCACTCAAATCAGGGATCAGCATTTCGTACGGAAGGGAAAGCCCGGCCGCAATTTCGCGCACTGTGAATTTTAAAAATTCTATTCCATTTGTGCCAATATCAGCTGGACTAGAAAATTTTACATCTTGTCCAGGGGCCAAAAATTTCATCATGCCAGGCTCAAGGCTAACGTCCCACTGGTTGCCGTTCTGGCTTATATCAAATTCACTTGATGCGGCCCCGGTTGGATCCGTTATAAAACCGGCAAACATGGCGGCCGTTTGCTGTCTCATCAGCTGGGCGTCGGATGCCTTATCAAGATCGATCAGCTTTAAAATAACAGGGGCGAACCAGGAAATGCCCCTAACCTGCCCGGCTGCCTCAACCCTAAAAATATGAGAAACCGCATGGGCGGGCATTTTTACCGTCTCATAGCCTGATAAAGGCATAGGCAAGCCAGGCCGCTGTTTTGAAAAATGATAAAATTCCCGGCGGCCCTCGCCGTCGAATTGGATCCCGGCAACGATCCGCTGCACAGGATCATTTAAACTATAGGATCCGTCGCATTGTTCAGCATCCAGCAACCGGCATTGTAAAGCGCCATCTTGATCATAGGACCAAGCGGCAAATATTTCGCCATCGATAACAAGACGCCGGGCAACAACGCTTTGCATCCCATAAAAATCTTGGATTTGATCAGCGTCCGCGCGATCGATCCACCTTTCCCAGGAAGAATTTAAAATTTTCCGCATCTCTGGATCAGGGTGTTTTGATTGCGGCACAATGCCCGATCCAACTAAGGCGCTTTCCCAAGCATCAACGCCCGCGCGGGCTGGGCCGTTATTATCGGTTAAGAACCGCGCCCGCTTTGCCAATGTACGATAGGCCGTAAGCTGCGCCCCTAAAGCGGATTGCGTAAAACTAGCAGCTGATAGCCGGCGGCCCCCGGCTGCGCCCTCATAAGATCGCGTTTGCGTTTTCATGTTTTAGAGATCCCGATTAGTTTTTGCACAGTATCAAAAGGCTCTAGGCTTAAATTAATAAACCCGGCACCGGGGGAACCATATTCTTGAACGAATAAAAAAACGGTTGAAATGGCAAATGCGTTTAATATTCCAATCATCAATAAGGCTGGGGTTAAATCTACCATAGTTCCAAGAATAAA